ATCGAAAGGTGCTGCCTTCTTGAAAGCACCCCAGTTCTTCGGCTTGGTACGCAGAAATGCTAGACGATGCTTCAGTTCAGCAAGCGTCCCATCTACGTCACACAGGATATCTTTGCGGTCTTTCATAACGGGCCCTTTCAGATAAATATCATCATTAATACGATCATACCGCTTTGGCGGTGGATCGTCAACTATTAAAAAACTTATATAACACAACCAGATAGAGGTTTCATGTCAGAAGTACGAGAATTTAGAGTTCCGTGGATTGAGCAAGCTCAAGCTGATTTTGGCACAGAAGAAGATACAGACTCAGGATCGAATCCTAAGATCATCAAGTGGGCGAAAGATGTTGGGGGATCAGTTGCAGACAATTATAAGTCTGATGACATTCCTTGGTGTGGATTGTTCGTTGCTCACGTAATGCAAGCTACAAAGTGTCGAATCGATATCGACAATCCTTTGTGGGCGAGAGATTGGGCGAAGTTCGGAGTCAAGTGTGATCCTCCTCGTTATGGATCAATCCTTGTGTTCGAAAGAGGCTCAGGTGGACACGTAGGATTCTATATCTCAGAAGACGATGACTACTACCACGTTCTAGGAGGCAACCAGTCTGACTCTGTCTCTATGGCTAAGGTAGCAAAGTCAAGACTGCTTGCGTGCAAGTGGCCAGCACCTTGGCAGCACATCATGGGATTCTTCAAGCCTGTGCATGCTGAGTTTGATGGCGAAGTGACAGAGAACGAAGCCTAAGAGATCTGCTGCTCCCAATTAGACTTTAGTCCTTGGGAAGCAAGTTTCTGCAGAGTGAAGATTGTGTCGACTAGATCCTTCGTACTCTCTGCCTGCATTTTATAAGAAACGATCATCTGTAGATGAAGCTTTGCATTCGCAAGTTCCATCCTCAGGCGGTCGTTTTCTATTTCCTGTTGCTCATGGTCTAGTTGGTCTATTTCATATTTCATTTGTTGAATACCGATACGATTAGGATCTCTGCACTCATACGACCTGTGCAAGGTTTGGTCTTTGCTTTGATCTTAGTTGCAGCAGAGATGGCTGATAGGCGTCCACTTCCACAAATCGCAGTAAGCTGTTCGAGAGGACGACGGAGCTTCTTCTGGAAGCTTGTCTTTTCGTCAAAGTCAACGATAGAAGAGCGACGAATCGATAGGCGATCTGCTCCAGAGTAGAAGTACATAGTACGCTTCTTGGGGCAGTAGCAGACGACTGCCTTTGCACCAACTACTTCATCAGGCTTCGCAGAATTCATCTTGGTCTCTTTGTCGAATGCAAGATACTTACACATCTTAGCAATCTTAGCAGGAGACTTCGGACGGCTCTTACGAATCGTACGAGGTTTCTTGGTGACCTTTACTGCTTCTAGCTGCTCAAACAGAGCTGCATACCACTTACAAATCTTAGAGAACTGACGCTTAGAGTAGTTGTATCCTTCGAGGATCTTTGCATCGCCTTTCAGTGCGAGCTTGTATTCATCGAAGCGAGGTTGAAACACCGAGATGATCTTTGCCTTTCCGGCTGCATCCAGATTCATCTCTGAGATCACAGTACGGAAGTCTGGCAGTTCGGTCAGCTTGTTATCTTCAAGTTGTTCCAGCCGTTCAATATGAGCTGCATACTTGCAGACGACTTCGACAGGCTTCTTGACTAAACGAAGTTGCGGAACCTCTACGTTCTTAGCGAGCAGGTCATTGACACTCTTTCGCAGATAGTCAACTGACGGCTTATAGCTGATCCCGTTGTTGATCAGATAGCCGATATTCAGAAGAGAGACCGGACGCTGATGTTCTTTCAGACGACGGATCACGCCTACTTGCTTTTCCGAATAACCGAGTGTGGTCAGACAACGAAAGAAGTGCTGCTCAAGGTTATCACGAACCTTCGGATTGTCCTTCTCTTTGTCCCAGATCGAATTGACAAACTCGATCCACACAATGCGCTTCTGCGAATCAGACTTAGCTTTCTTCCAACGGTCAACTGGGATAGAAGGAAGATTGCGATCGCCGAGCTTCGCACGATTCTTCTTCTTCGGTTTATAGGCCATTGGATCTTTCCGTGTCTGTTGCTATCTTGATATAATAAGTGCTCCTGGCCGAATTGTCAAGAGGCCAGAAGCACGTTGGATTTCAGAGCTTTAATGTTTGCAGGCGGGTCAACGAATTCACCTGAACGGTTCTGCACAAAAAGCTCACGAGAGAACTTACGGTGGTTCAATAAAATGAACGACCAGCAGTCAGCCAAGATGCCTGACGTAAACACAGTCTTCTCAGTGATGCACTTGTCGACTTCGATCCATACAACTTTGAACATAGCGGTCTCCTCACATCGGGTTAGATAATATCTATCAAATGTCCCTTGTCGTCAACTGCTTTTACTCGCTTGCCACCAAAGTTTTTTTGTACATCAACCATCTGTCTGCGTAGATATTGATCGGACATCTTCGCTACAAAGCGAGCTTCTATCCAATTCCCTGCTAGGTCTTGCACTAAGATTGTGTTCATCTTCATAGTCGAGCTCCTTTAACTGCTCGACTATTTAGGTCAAAACTCAGTTCTATCGCCCATCTTCATCACGATCGCATTTTTTCCTTGGAACAGCCTGATCGAATTCGGACCTACGTATTGGCGACAGAGGATCTCACCAAAGTCATCTCGATAAGTCTTGCCGTAGCCAAGTGCTTCAATATCACCCCAACTGAACGATTGAGGCTGATCGTTTGATTCAATCCACGTTGCATCAGCGACTCGAGGTGAACGATCAGTCAGAATCAAGCGCAACAAATAGTGTTGGCGATCTGCAGCGAGCAACATCTCATCTGTCATCTTACGGTTATTCATGAGGAACGATCTCCATCCAAACGATCGGAACGACTTTGACATATAGGAAAGACAACTCATGTGGCTTAACAAACAACAATGTTGGCATATGAGGATCATATCCACATTCAAAGTTGGCGGCTTCCTTGTAGCATATCCAAGCGAGCTTCATTTGAAGTCTCCTCAGTTCGCCATATAGATCACGTAACCAAGTCCGAGCTGATCAGAGCTTGCGCCCTTCATACCAAACTCAGCAGAACGCCTGACGGAAATGCTAGGGCACTTCCTTCCATACATTCCACGACCAGAGTAGTCGTAACTGACCTTGTACCCTTCACGCTTTGCTTTCGCAACAAAACGCTTTTGCGAAGCAGACAACTCATAACCAATTTCCAATTTGGAAGCGACTGCCATTTGAAGTCTCCTTATCAAGAGGGCATATAGACCATGTAACCATTGTCGAGCTTTTCGACCTTGCAACCATTCATTCCGAAGTGGTTCTCATATCGAACATAAACAGAAGGACACTTGCGGCCATTACGATTGCGATATTTGTCGTAGCTGACCGTATGCAAACTTGGCAAACCGGATTTGACGAGCTGAAAGTTGATTGGTTGCTTGCTTGGACATCTGCATCTCCATCTCTCATAGTTATATAATAGGATGTTCTGCCAAGAAAGACAACAACTGGTTTTTCCATAGAAATCAAGCGGCTACGTAGTTTGTAACCGCTTGATCCGACTGGATATTTTACTTCGCCATTTCTACTGCGGCTTTCAGAGCCTCCACCTTGCGAGTACGGTTAGGGCCATACCAAGCAGAAGTCAAACGAGTGTCATCCGAATGCCCAACCAAATGGTCGATTGCATATGTAGCAGAATTGAATGCCTGCCACCAAGTTCCCTTCGATAGCTTAGCACCCGGCTGCGTCTCAAGAACATCGTATGCCATCTGAGCAGGACGAGACATCTTGCGATCTTCCTTGTCCTTCTTAGAGTGCGAAGGGAACACCTTCTCGTAGTATTCTTTCAGTGCTTCGACGGTGAACTTCTTGCCAGCAAGAACGTCAGCCATCTCCTTATATTGATCCATATAGCGACCAGAAATTCCAAGAGTCTTCTTGACCATTTCAGGATCGAACTTGCGACGGTGGTTCAGACGAACGATTCCGTCACCCTTCTTGCCGAGAGCGAGAGTCAGAGTGTTGTTGCAAACCACTCGGATTGCAGTGAAACGAACGTCAATGCAACGACCGTATTCATGAGGATTGGAGAACAGTAGATACGAATCTACGCGGTCAGTCTTGCCGACTGTGAACGACTTCTTGACGCGAGCAAGTGCCCACACCATGTTGCCACCACGAAGAGAACCAGCTGTGTTCATCTCCATGTCGCCTGCCATCACGAACTCATGGAAGAAGTCAAACGCTTCCTTATTCTGAACAGGTTCCCAAGCTTCGGAGATGTGCGTCATGATCTTCGAGTCAGACGAACGGACCAGCACGTCTCGACCAGTCGGAATCTTCTTCTTGCCGACTTCGATGAACGAAGGAACACGATCGACAGTCCAGTTCAGCTTCGCCTTCTCAAGCATCTGAGCAGGAGTCAAATCGTTGGTGACAGGCTCACCAAGACCGTGCCAAGGAGTAGAGAACTCCTCGCGGTTGGAACCCTTCTTGTGAGCATAAGCGATAGATTCGATTTCATGTGCCATGTGTAAGTTCTCTCTCAGTTGACGTGATGAATGATGACGTTGGTCGTAGGAACGATTCGGAAGTCAGGGTCAGTGATAATTTTGTAGGAAAGCCAGAACACTCCGATGAATGTCAGAAGGGTGATCAGTGATATCAATGCACCCATAAAGTTGAACCAGACATCGAACCAGTCAATCTTGCCATCTCGATTTCGCATTTTAAGATCTCGCAAATAGGTAGACACGCTTGGATGGAAGAGTCTTGATCAGATCACCATCTTCGACAGACACAGAAGTAACTTGTGCCGTTTTGATGTCGATGTGATAGCCTCTGAATTTGCCTTTCGAGACGAATGACTTGCCATATTCGCCCGTCCGCATATACAACACTTCAAACCCAGGACGAATGAACTGGTTGAATTCGTTGACATATGCTGCTTCGAGGAATTTGGAATTGGGCGACTTGGGCATCTGCATCTCCGTCCGTCTTCACTATAATTAGATATTACAGCGGTTCTTTGGAAAAGACAACACCTAAATTTCTGTGGAAAATCAATTACTTATTCGGATTGAAAACTGCTTCGATGTTGGCGTCAAGAGCAGCTTGCTTCGCCTTGTTGATAACAAGAACGCGCGAGTTCAGATACTTGCGAGTCATTGCATCTGCAGTCGCAGTGAACTTTGCATCGATCACGTTGACAAGAAGAGATGCCATTTCCATCGTGTCGTCCATCTCGGCATCTTCATCGCCGGCACGAACAAGCTCTTTCAAGTGCATGAAAACCAGCTCTTGTGCATTGTCCATGATCAAGTCATAACGGTCGTCAAAGCTATCGAACTCCATCAGCTTCTTGAACGAAATTTCAGTCCATCCCTCAGCAAGCTTGACAGCGTGCTTGTATGCCTTGGTTGACATTACGAAATTGACGAAGTCGTCGTTGCCTGGCAAAGCCATCTGTTCTCTCCTGTCGTCTGACCTTAATTAGATATTAACATGGTTCTTTGGAAAAGACAACAACTAAATTTCTGTGGAAAATCAGAAGGATACGATCCAGACAAAGGATCAGGCAGCTTTCGCTGCCTGTTTTTCCTCTGCAACTTCAACAACTCAACTACGAATGTTTTCGTCACCTTCATGACCACACCTCGTTGTCAGATCATGATGTAAATATCGCTGGTTCCATCATAAAAGACAACAGGCAAATTATCTTGAGAGAACAACTAGTTACGGCTTGTCGAACTTTTTCCCTGTAGTCTTCAAGTGTTCGTAATACCTATGTACAAGTCCTTCTTCGCGACCGTACGCTTCAATTTCCCAAGGATGATCCCAATAATCAGTTGTATCGTGGTCCCAATATTCTCGATTCCACTTTTGAAGAGATCCTAATGCAAACACTCCTAGTTCACCTTTAGCGAATTGCTTGATATGAACCATTTCATGAGCAGCAGTTCTCAGCTGATTGTTGCGGGAAAGATAAGGAGCAATGCACAATTCGAAACGTCGAGGAAGGCGAAGATCGTCAGTAGCTAATGCATATCCCTTCATTCCTCGTTCTTTTCGTAACTTCAAGTCGATTGTGATTCGTTTAAGCATTTGTTTAGACATCAGCATCGAACCAAACCATCTAATCGCGTATGATAGCTCCTTCTTTGATACTTTACTGAAGTCACCAGATCCATTAATAACCATTAACACATTCCTTTTCTTATGTTATAGTTCATTGTTGATCTTCCAGGATTTCCCCTGCAAAATCAACAATGTTAAATGTCGTGGAATTTCAACCTAGTATCCGAATTTCTCGCACTGAATTATGAAGTCTTTTACGAAACCAGAACGAACAATATCGTCTGTCGTCATTTGAACGAAACAGAAACGTTCCATTGCTTTAAGCACTTTGATAATCTTTAGAAGATCGTGCTTGCCATCTCTCTCATCGAGATCTGACTGTTTCGTATCGCCTGATAGGATTAGCTTGCAGTTCTTACCAACACGCGTCAGGATCGTTGTCATTTCCATCCAGTTCATGTTCTGGATTTCATCAACAATGATTACGCAGTTGTTTAGTGTCAATCCTCTCGCAAAAGACGTCGAGACGAACTCAATCGATCCTTTCTTTGACATAATCTCATATGCATCAGCTCTTCCATATAGCTCTGCACATAGATTTTGATAAGGCTTCTCATACACGCTCATCTTTGCTTTGGAATCGCCTGGAAGGAATCCAATGTTACGAGATGGAACGGCAGAGCGAACGATAAACACCTTCTTGATCTGTTGTGCTTCTAGTCGTTCAAGTGCAAGATAAAGAGCGAGCAGAGTTTTACCAGAACCAGCACAACCATGCATGAATAGATGATTGTCTTTTCTGTCGAACCCGTCAAACGCCTTAGCCTGATTTAAAGTTAAAGGCGCAACTTCCTTCATCTGGAGTGTTCCCGATGGAGTGATCGCGCCTTGGCTTCCTTGTTGTCTTTTCTGCTTCTTCGTCAGTTTTTTTTGATGTTGCATACCCTACCAACTGTTGACTGTTGAACCTCGATTTCGTCTTTTAATGCTTTTCAAAACATCACGAAAAGCCGAATCAGGCTTCCTAGTCAACGTCGAAGTTCCAATCATTGGAGCTCCGTGAACTAGTTGTTCCACGTCAGGGTTCGCAGCGAGATATGGATCTCGCTCCGAAATCTTCATAGACAGATAGTAGTGCTCATCTGTCTTTTTATTTCTGAAATAGTATTCTGGCATCAATCATTGTCTGATGACTGGAAATAGTCATCGTCCCTTGTTTTGAGAGCTCTTTTGAATCGCTTTTCTTGTCGTCTCGTTTGATGTTGACGACGTTTTGAGTCGTGGTTGGAATCATCATCTTCATATCGATCATACCACTTGCGATTGCGCGACTTACCCATTGTACCTAACTTTAGTCCTTTCTGTTGTTATGGAAGAAGATCGGGGAAAGCTTCTTTAACGATAGCGGGCGTGATTGCCTTATATGGAAGCTTCTTCGACTTGACGGCCAGCATTAGCTTTGCGTCAGCCGCATCGAGAGACTCAAGGAATTGAATGAATAGTAGTTCTCGACGTGTTTGCTTTAGAGATGGCATGCCACCTTCTAAGAATAACGTAATCTTGCGGGGAAGTTCGTGATATAGAATTCCTTGTCCTTCGTTAGAAGTCGCAGCATTATACGGAGGGTCGCCGTCAGGAAGCTGGAACTTGATACGAGGATCATATGCGCATTTCAGAAGCAAGAACAGCGTGTTGTTGCCATTCGCTCTAAGGAATTGAATTCGTTCTGCCTTGTTTTTGATCTCTGATGCGCTTCTCAGCACTTCCGAAATCGAGTGAACCATTGGTTTCATTTGTTGTCCTTAAAAATCGTTTAGTTGTTCTGTTAGTGTTCTCAATTTGTTCTTTGCAAAATAATTAAACAACTTCGATCTGTCTTTTACTACTGGTTCAACTTCAAAAGCTTTGATAATTCTATCTTGGATATCTTCTGGAATAGCAGCAAGATCTACAAGACTTTTATTTCTCAAATAATTACGATACCAAGGGTGATCAGGTTTGATTTCTGAAATCATGAACTGATCAAGCATCTTCTGTGTAATCTTCTTTTGTCTGTCACCAACGACGAAACAATTGTCGGGAGATCCGATGTTCGGGATTCCGTCTCCAACATCACCTTTGATGATGTGGATCAATTTGTATCGAAGAGGATCTTCGTCATTTAAAAATCGTGATCTCGTAGGATCGTATTGCGTAACGTTCCCATGAGCTTGTAGTTGTATATAGTCTTTATCCGAGCTGACAATCAGAATCTTGTCGTTGAAACCATTTTTAAGCACGATAGCCGCAATGATATCGTCAGCTTCACACTGCTCAACTTCTAGAAATTTATATGGAAAGTTTTGTCGAATTTCCTCTTTGACCGCGTTGGAACTCTTGAAGATTGCGTTCCAGTTCAGATCAGAAGCGTCTCTCGCCTTCTTGCGAGCAGCTTTGTAGTGAGGAAAGATTTGCTTACGCCAGTACGACCTTGAGTCGGTCGCAATAACCATAGATCCGTAGTCTGCACGGAACTTAGAGTTGATATTGCGAATTACATTCAACATCATATGACGAAACAGGTCGTCGTTAATTTCGATCCCTCTGTTACGACGATCACCGAGGAATGATAAGATAGTAGCAAGTGTCACATTATTAAAATCAACGAGTATCATTTTGTGCTTTCAGGAACTTCCGTTACTTGTGGCTCTGGCTCAATGAACACGAATTGTCCATCGTCAGATAGCTTCACTTCTGGATCGGGTTCTACTTCTGATTTAGTAATTTTAACCATAGGCGTAACAAACAGGTATTGTGGGAGATCAACAGATTCTGCATCGCGAACAAAGCACTGATCTGCAATAGGGTGAAACCCATGTTCGATACCGTAGCAACGATGAATGAAAGCTCTCAATGACTCTGCAGTCATCAAGAAACTTCTAAGCGTGTCCTCATTTTCGGAGATTGTGAACCCAGATTGTTCGAGTGCTTCTGCAAGACCAGAAGATAGCATGTCTGCAATAACGTCTGCGTCTTCTTTCTTGACTTTGATGATAGACTGCTTGACCACCTCTGGATCAGGCATGTTGTTGTGCACATTTTTATTCTTTGAAGGAAACGGAATAACATTTGAATTTGTTGACATTGTTTTCCTTATGATTTGATACTTGTAATTGTCCGCTACATTTCTGCAGCGAACAACACAGTATTATTTATTTAATTACAATGGTTTATACCTAAACACCGGCTCGTTATCTTGAGGAACCGATAGTTCAGTCACATCTTCAACTAGGTTATTTAATAAAGCCGTCCACTGACGAGCTCTTCCGTTCCACGAATAGAACGAATCTGTGTACATCTTTTGGAATAGAAGCGCATCCTGCAGTCCTTCCGAATTCTCTTCGATACTCTTGATTGCAGCAGTCAAATACTCCATATGGATCTTTGCATGCTGTTCAGGACGTTCGTCAAAATTATATTGCAGGTTTAGGCATGCTGAAGTCTCAAACAGAGCGCCCAAGCTAGGGTGGATGCATCGACATCCGGCTGACATCGCTTCTATAAGCGATATACACGATGTCTCAGGCCATACCGAAGGGTACGCAAAGATGTGGGATTTAGCGAGTTGTTCACGAACCACTGAATTATCGACGAATCCGTGGTTAGTCATGTTCGGATGATCGTCGATTGTCTTAAACAACTTCTGGTACGGAACGTCTCTCTGTTCCCATCCATACATCTTGAACGACGAGAACGTGTGCAGATGAATAGGTCTAGCACCTTCTTGACGATTCTTAACGACCTGCTCAAAGATAGGAACTAGAAGCTCTAGTCCACGATGAGGAGTCGTGTGATAGATCACATTTACGACGTCTTTAGGCTTATCGGTAATAACTACGTCAATTGGCTCAATAGCATTGCGCAGAACATGAGTCATATGCCAAGGAATCTGATAACGTGAGATATACTGCTGACATTGCCAGTTGGAGACAAATACCAGCTTGTGAAACTTCTTCCATCCGCCGTTTGCGAGATGATGAGTTTCTGGATCGTCTGCTAGATCGTGCAAGAACAGGATTCTGATCCTGTCATCACGAAGAGGATGCTTTACTCGAGAAACAATGATCTGGAACTTTGAAAGAAGCTCTTTATCAATAACGGTAGCGAGCTTCTCGGTGATTAGCTCTGAACCACCGTTAGAATTAGCATTAGTATCGTTACGGTGTACTACTCCGTCAAGAATTTGCATTAGTGTTTTTCACCCTTCTAATCATCTAGGAATATATATCGAGTCCATAAACGACGTGTCAGCGAGCTTATAGCCAAGTGCAGACATTCCTGCTTGTGCTACGTTGTCACCAAATCTCTCACCAATAATAACTGGCTTGAACTTGTTGATCGTCCTGATAGCGCCTTTGATTGCGTCTGTCTCGAATCCTTCAACGTCTAGCTGAATCAAGTCGCACTTCTGCAGGTTCAATGAGTCAATCGTGAATCCAGGAACTTGGAATCCTGCGGACGCTACTTGCTGAACCTGATTCATACCAACGTTGGTAGGATCATGACGAACGACGTTGACAGGATGGTTTGTTCCTACAATCGCAGCATTCAGCTTATAGACGTTCTGGTAAGGAGCATTCAGAGTCATGCAATGGAAGCTGACAGGATCAGGTTCGAATGCATAGACGTGCTTGAACATCTTAGCGTAGAAGCGAACGTGCATTCCACAGCTAGTTCCACCAGTGACGATTGTATCGAATCCACGAACGTGCGTGAAGTACTTTAGACGATGGCCATCGATCCAGTCCCGCATAGGTCCGTCGAAAGCATCACCGAAACAACCGACATCGGATTTGATCCAATGCCAGTTGGTTTCACCCAGAATATCGATATCTCTTACTTCAATAAGGTCGTTAATGTTTTCCAACTTAACCACCTACAGAATCAGTTACTTTGTACGACAAGATCCCATTCAGCTTGACTGATCGCCATGCGTGCTTCTCCAGATCATATACGGCAACAAGATGATCAGGCTTCTTCTTGCCAGTGTTCTTTGGAAGATCAGCGGCAGGAATCAGGCTTTCTTGAGTCGTGCACAAGATATCACGCACTTCATCGTTGGACTTCAAATAGTTGATATTTACAACGTTCTGGGCCAGAAGTTCAGACAGCGATTGCTTAGTAAAGTTTTGGTTCTTGGAAACTTTCAAGGTAACATCCTTTTCATCTGATTGTTTATTCAATGTCCATGCTTTACACGTATTCATAGAGTAGAATGGTCTGCACAATGTGTCTATTTCATCGTCAGCATCATAAACTGCGAATACGATAGGCAGCATCACCATATCGGGGTATCTTGTTTTGACTACTTCTCTTGTTATGTCTGTACCAATGTACATTATCGTCAAAGTAAATTTGTGTTTGTCTTGATTTAATCGATTGAGATCGCCAACTAACTTTTCACAACGCTCGCAATGCTCGCGAGCAATCATCAATACTGACTTCATTTCGATGCAGCTCCGTTATCATATCCGTATAGTTTTCCACTCTCTATTTCATCCCATGTTCTATCCTTCATGTCAACACATCGAATTATCCCGTATTCAGAAGGACCTTGTGTTCTTTCCAAAATTCGAGCGTAGTCTAGTGCTGCTTCGATCGATTCGAAGATATTTGCTCTTTTGAAATATTGATATAGGTATTGATCATTAACGTAGACGTTGTCGATTGCATGAGCCCATGTCACTCGATATTCCACTGGTTTGTTCGAGTCGGGATACATTCTAGTTTCTAGAATTGCGACACAGGAATCTGCGCTCATTTGTTACCTCTGGGAATTGAAAGATCGGTAGCGACTTTATGCATTGCAATAGCTGCAGCACTCGCTACATTTAATGATCTCAGAACGCCATACTGTGCGATTGAGACTACCATAGACGGCTTTTGAGGGGAAGACAACTGCATCATTTCAGGTGGAATACCAACAGACTCTTCACCAAAGATCAGGCAAATAGGATCATAGAACTGCGAAAAGTTTACTGAATTAATATCAGGACCACCTTGTTCTACGAAAACAGCAGTGTACGAGTCAGTGATTATATCATAAACCTGACGTAGTTGTTCACTATCATTGATATCTTTATCAATAAAAGATAGGCCGATGTAGTTATGCGCGCCAACCGTTGACCTCTTGTCATATTTTCTCTTACCGATAATGAATATCTTATTCGCACCGAAAATAACAGCGGAACGAATGATCGTCCCGATGTTAAGTCCACCATTCAGATTAATCACTGCTATTGCGAATGGGTGCTGTTGTTGTATTTGTGTTTTCTTCAACTGATCGAGGTCTAGTGACTTGTACTCATCAGCTACATTCCACGTATTGATTTCGGTCTGTAGCTGATTGTTTGTTACGATGTCACTCATATTATCCTCACATTGGTCGTAATGCTATCTTAAAGTCCAGAAGATTGTACGATTCAGGATCGACTTTCTTACCAGCCACTTTACCAGTTGCTACAGGACGAATCTCAAACTTTGTGTCTGCAGTCTGATAGATCTTCGCAAGAGGAACATCTGCCCAATTGAACGTGATCGCAATCATCTTGTTCTTTAGAACCTTTAGTTCAGTTACGATACCGACTACTCTTTCTAGAGCCATTCCAGGAAAAGAAGTAGCGTTCTGTTGCGTAGATTCTGCAACAACGAACATTCTTTTGTTCGCAATCTTTTCTTGAACTCTTTGGGAAGTAAAGCACTCATTTGAATATTCAAAATTACGTGTTGTCATAATGTAAGTAGCTTGTTTCACTAGATAACTCCTTTATGGGGTTAAGTTGTACGTCTTATCATAGCTCTCTTGTAGCTTATCTGCAACAAGAATGTTGTCATTTGCATCCCAATTCCACTGTAGGGTTCGAGCAGCTTCGATCAAATCTGTATCTAGACCTCTCATCTTTAGATAAGTCCACATCCAGTACACTAGCTTTGCATCTTCGTCCATATCACACCTTCTTCCAAGTGACGTTGTTGTCTGACGAAGCAAGAACGTAGCTTGAACCACCTGTAGAAATCTGCCCTACTGTATTCGTAACTGTTGCCGGCGTCTTCCACGTTACAATTCCAACGTTTGTTGCATCGTAAAATACAGGTTCGGATTTTGGAATCTCGAGCTGCCACTTGTTGATAAATCCAACTCTCTCAGCTGCTTCGGCCTTTGTCTTAAACCTGATAGTTTCTTTCGTACCATCTGTCTTCCACACAGCAACGTTGTTGCGAATTGCAACTGCTTGCTTGATGTCACGTCCAACAAATACGACCGGGCGGCCATTCTTGTGCTGATCCATGACCTTTTGAATTTCCTTCTTTGCGTCTAGTCCCGGAATCATCTTCTCTGTGTGATATTGAGGACGAGCTGTGAACGTCAGGTAACTCATAGATCCGCCCACTAAGTATTCTTGCAACAAAACAAGAGCGGCCTTACAATCTGCTTCTGGAAGTACGGCTTTTGATGTTGCAATCGATTCCAATTGATTCAATGTCTGTCTATAAACTTCCTTAGAAGCTTCAACCTGCTTTTTATATTCTTCTGAGCGCATTCTCCATCTGGAGCACTCAGCGAGCTCGTTGTGAGAAACAGAAGAACGATATTCTGTGCACTTGTTCAGAAGCACATAGTCATTAATGCAATTCTCAACAGTCAACTTCTGTATTGCCTTCGCTCTAACTTTGTGAATTGGAACAGAATCGACAATTGCTTTGGTTACTGAACACTTCCAGATTCCCCAGAACTCCTCAATGATATGTTGTCCGGTAATCAGATTTTCCATCGACATAGGCAGGTTGCCTTGTGCGATTCCACAATTAATCCTAGGACCAATCCACGTCTTACTTAAAATGTCTCTCATCGTAATATTCCTTATATCAGCTATTCGCTCTGTAATTTATTTATCATCGGGAAAAGGAACAGGCTTCTCTGCTTTAGGGACGATCAAATACAGACCCTCTTCTCCATACTTTTCCTTCAAGTCACGATAATCTTCAAACTTGTCTTTGTCTTTGTTCTCCAGCCTAGTTACTCGCCGCTGTAGATCCTTTAGTATACTACGAATTTCGTCAAATTCAACACCCGAAAGACTTTTTGACATTTATAATTCCCTCCTTGATAACTCGCCATTTGCACGGAACATAATCATAGTGTTCCTCCTGAGAACACTTTGAGCACTTGCGCTCAGGAAACTGCAGAGTCGTCGCACTTATCCGATTGACCCACTCGTGATGGCAGTGCGTTTGAAAATACTCCAGCTTCTTAATTGTCAGTCGAAGTAAAGGCCTATCGTTCCATACCTTGGTCCCAGGATCTTCGATTTTAGTCACTTCCCAAGGAACGATTCCTTCATGCACGTTTCTTTCAATGATCTGCCCAACATAAGGCCTGACGAATAATCTACCGCGGTCAAAATGCTTTCCGTCTTGATCAATGTAATGGACGTAGTACAGTTCTTCTTCATCACTCATCTTCATCTGCCTCACAGTAACCAACAACTTCGCACAGAGAATAAATCAACTCCAATGAATCTTCTATCACTGGATCTGATTGGAAGATTGTCTCACCGCATGTAATCTTGTGTTGTTCAATAAACTCAGAAACCAACCGCTTCAACTCTTCGCCTTTGTTCAACTCATTCAGAAGCATTTTCCACCTCCACATCTATCATTCTTGCTGTTACATGATCTATCATTCTTGCTGTTACATGCAACATTGATTGTGCTAAGCCACTCTGTGGTCTAGCTAAAAGACCTTTCCACATCAAATTTCTTAGAGTTGGCGGTACCGGCGGATTGGACCTTGCTGCTCCGATAGAATTGTATATTTGGTCTTGTGTGTCACTGATTCGCATTTATTTGTATTCCTAAAGCATCTTCAATTGTTCTCTGAAGAATATAAATGTCGACAGTCATTACCGTCATCATCGAATATACGTGTTGTTCAGTAAAATCGTGGGGGCAAGCTTTTCCTACAGCACATTCTACGTTCTCTCTGCTCATAATGATTTCGCTTTCAGCTTCTGATCGCCGATACTTCATTTGAACTTCTCGTACAATTTAGCCATAATTGGATTGAGTATCACCGATGGGATGGGTGACATGTGTGCAGAGGTCACGTAAGCTGATTGAATCAATCGCCTGTCGACGGCGGCTATTGCGGCTATATCTACAGAATCTCTGCAAGCATCTCGAATCTTTTCAGATAGCGAATTGAATGGGTTTGTCATTTGGTCAATGCCTGTTTGATCACGTTCTTCAATGTAACTTCAGTGACCATAGTAACAACACCGAGCCTTTGATTGCCCTCATCATACCCTACTTGCGTGAATGTGATTAAATCGAGAGACTCACCAGAGATCGATAATTGTTTGACCAACTCACCACGAGAATCAGATGCATAGAAATTAGTCTTTATCATTGTTCAGTTCTCTCCGAATAGCATCAGTAAATACCATTGTCAGCAGAGTCGGTCTCAATCTCTCTCCCGCCAAGCCGTTTTCATATTTAATATTCCACATTTCATTTATCATTCCAACTGGAGCTGCAGCTTCAACTGCGTTCAATGCGTTGGTTGACACTATAGTGTGTGTGCGTACTCTGATTGTTTCGCAAGGAATCATTTGATCTCAAATGCGTAATGATCGGTCACCCAATCCTGAATGCAATTTTCTTCTGTGATTAAAGGATGACCTTCGCCATACTTCTTAACCATTAGATCATACCACCAATCCCATCGCATATCAAGGATTTCTTGCTCAGTGGTATCAATCCATTCGTCAATCTCACCTCTTTCGCCACCTGGCTCGGAATGTGAAAATACTCTCATTTGAATTCTTCCGTCAACAATTCGATCTGTAGCTTTACTTTGTATTCAGCAATCAGGATTGCAGCAAATTCTACTACGGGATCGAGAGTTCCGATCGCTTGCAAGTCTTGATATAACTCGGGATGGCATTCTTTAAACATCTCAGCCAATTGTAGGTACGTTTTGCGGTAACTGGAGTCTTCCATTTAATTGTTCCTCTATACTAAATCTAACTATTGTATTGATCGAAAGTCTCGTGACGGCCGGCGGTGTCATATAAACCATCACTGTAGACACCACAGTCCTGCCAGGAAGAACTCCGTCAAAAGCAGCATTCAAATAAATTCTCTTCGAATTTCGAATTGCTTTTTCGACCCTACCTCTGTTGATTCGTCTCATCTGTCTCTCCGAACAAAGAAAAAGCGCAGGCGGTCTATCCTATGCCGCCTGCGCCAACTACCACGATTTTACCCAGTCTCGGCGTTTAATATGTACTGTCAAGTTGACAATAGACGCTTTACCGCTAAGCGACCCGCGCATAAGATTGGAGCACGGGGTTGGATTTGAACCAACGTCTTCCATTTTCAGCAATACACACCTCGATAGACTGGCGTGGCGAATGCTCAACTTAGTAATGATAAGTTAAAATTTATCACAAATTCCCCATTTAATAGAGGTGCGTATACCATTTCCGCCACCCCTCCTTACAAATGGTGGAGGGGGCAGGATTCGAACCTGCAGTTCTGTGTTTGTTTACCTTAACACCAAGTTTGAGCTTGGACTAATGGTTGCTCAGACAAGCCACGCGAAAATCTTCGCAGCGATCTTGGGAACAACAACCTCATCTTGGATATTTGCTGCTTCTCTAGCTTCCTTAATAGCCTGCAGCAACTTATCCACTCGATCTAACAATTCAGCCTTATCTGAGCGGGAGATCGCTCCAGACATCTTAGTCTGATTCCAGTATCCTGCAAGAACGTCTTCCGTGACCAACTGCGTCTGTGCAGGATGCTCAGGAGAGTGAGGATAAAGGACGATAGGCTTCTGAACCTTCTTTGTACGATGTGTCTTGGTCACATCAGTCTTATATAGCGATGCTTCTGCGTCAAACTTCCAAGATTCTGCTTCGTCGAGAACAGGGAAATTGCCAACGAGAGTGCGGAAGTCAGTAAAGTTCTTTTCCAGGAACAGAAGGAACGATACAGGAGCACCTTCAATCAACTTGTTGCCATCAACTACAACGTCCGCCTTAGCCTGACAGTTGGTGAAGTCTTTGCGAGCTGTAACTTCGATCAGCTCAGTCATAGAAAGCTTGACATCACGAAGAACGTCCGGAACGTTCAACTGAACCTTCTTCTTTTCACCAGGCAGATCTTCGCCATCTTCATCCTTCTTCTCATAGACCTTTACAAGTCCATTGAACAAGTCTGGCTTCTGCACTAGCTTGTTTACTTCTGTCAAGTAACCGTAAACTCGGCTCTTGATACCTTTCTCAACTGCGATAATCTGATTCAACTTTGCCATGATATATAAGTCCTTCGTTTCAATTTCACATTAACTGGATTGTAGCTGATCTTGATCGGTAGGTCAACGTCTATGTGAACTACCGCCAGCTAAAGCAGGCGGCTTCTGATCTCAGCTAGGCGGCAACCCGCTCGCTTAAGAGACCACTGCCCGCTCCGGGCAGAAAAC